TACGCTTGTTCCGTAAAATCTAATTCCACCTTCTCTTGCTCCATCAGCATCCGAGGCAGTAGAATTATCTAATCTTACATATGGACTTGAACCCTCAATCAAAGCATTCGGAGCTTGGAGTGCTCCTACAGCTACTATACTACCCGCCGCCGCAATACTACCAATATCACTAATGGTAACAAGACTCTCTTCTACTAACAGTCCTGTTGTTCCATCATACCTAGCAACTGCATTGTCTGTTGCGGGCAATGAAGCACTTACAACTGATCCACCTGTAATAGTAGTTATGGCATCGGTTACCGCTTTACCCGATGTAACCTTTGTCTCACTTGCTGAGAGTACAGTTTCAATATCAGATAAAGGTATATGTCCAACTCCACTGTATGCAGTGTTAGCAACAATCTCATCCCATTTACTGGCACCGAGTAGACCCGCATCCGATGTATCTGCTTCGGGTAATACTATATCATCAGCACCACCATCTGAAGTAATACCATAAGTAATAGCAGTAACCGTACCCGCACTTAATTCGGTAGGGACATTGGTTGCCTTTGCAGTATTTAAATCTATTGCCGCCTGTTGAGCATCTACCTGCGCTTGAATCTGCTGATCTATCATGGTAAGTCTGTCCAAAGCATCTTCTGTGGTCAGTGCCGGAAACGCATCATATTTGTCGTACTCGGTATCCTGGGTAATATCAACGACCCGCTCGATCTGAATCTGATATAGATTTGAGTAGGTTGTACCAACGGTAACTGTCCCGCCATCACGATAGGAGTTTTCAGTTGTAGAAACTTCATATTTACCTGCTCCCGCACCTTCTACCAGGACTAACTCAGTCCCGTCTGCCACGGTGATTAGGGTTACCACAAGGTCACCACTTGCGAAAAATGGGTAGGTGAATGCGAACGCGGTCAGTGCGTTGTCACAATTGTAGGTTGCGATTCTAGTTGTACTTGGTACTGTCATGGTCTTCTCCTGTGTTTATTTATAGCATTAAATCGCTCATTTACAAGTCAATACCCAAAGAACTGGGGTTTCTTGTTTCTATCGGGATATGCGGATACATTTAGTCCGAAAAATTCTGCCGGAACTCCCCATAGCCAACCGCTAAAACCCTGGTCATTGCTAATGTCAATACTTGATTGAATTATAATAGGGGTAAAATATTTCCAATTATCATACCATTCAATTTGATTTCCTATTACATCTTCTCTTGTTATAAATCCAGTCCCAAATCCAACTAGAGGATTGGTTTTATAGAACATGTATCTTGCCAGTTGCTTCATTAGTTTATCAGTGGCGCGTTTCTTCCTTTCTCCAGTCCACTGCTGCTTCGCAATCCATGCCATTCCTAATATTAGTCTAGCGGGTTGAATCATTCCACCCCAAGGATCAATGCGGGTGTCTCCAATCTTTAACTTCAAGAAATCGGGACTTTCGGGATTCAAGGAAACCTCTCCACCACCGGCTGCGCCAATAGCTAAAAATGCCACCCTCGCAGTTATAAAAGCAGTGTAATCCTTTATCATCTGTTTTCTCATTTCGGGATTGTTATAATACAATTTCCAGTTCTGAGGAGTCAATCCCGCCATTTGAAAGTTACTCCATGCCCAACGGGGTGCAAGGAATATCCTGGTCAAGGTTTGAGCCGATTTTTCAAACTGCCCTGGAAGCGTACCGCGACCGGTAGCACTATTTATATATGCTGCGTATGCGGTTTTAACCTCGTCTGCCCGAACAGGGTCTAGATTGGATGGCAATTTGCTTACAAAATCTTCATATAGTGCAATTCTAATAGTGTTTAAGTACATGATATGGGCATTTTCACTAGCCTTAATTAAGTTAGTCCCGTAATATGGAATCTTTTCAATTAAGTTTGCGCTAGTAAATCCCTCTTCTTTTTTGGTAATTCCCTCAATAGGATCGGTCAGTGCAAGTTTATGTTTTGCCCAGTCAGTATAATGGTCATGGTCGTACATTGCTTTCATAAACTCATCAAACATATCTTGCATAGCTTTTTTATTATATATTCCAGTCTTCTGCATATTCAGAACTTTTGCTAATGTTTGAGCAGATAAGAATGGATGCCCGGTTACTGTCATCTTGCCCTGTCTCAGTACTGCGCCTAAATCCAAAGAAAGTGTAGCTGCCATCATTGTACCACCAAGAATTTCTATACCCTTACCTAATGTCAACGGATCGAGTTCTCCGATCTTAACCTTTGCGTGTCTCCTAGCCTGGAATAGTTCCAACTTAGCCTTTTTTAACTGTTCGCTCAACACGCTCTTCCTAGCTTCGGGAGTCATCATATTTGCAAGTTGTGTGGGATTTTTTAAATCTCCTACATTATGAGTTCCAAACTCGACCTCGGGGTCACCTTCCTTGTACACTTCCATAGCTTCACTCAACTCTTGAATCTTATCAATAGTATTCATAAGTGAAATTGCTTCATTTAATTTTTGCTGCGCCAGTGCTACCTCGTCAGAGTTTACAGGTTGCTTATTTTTGATTTTCCTGTGCTGATTAACTAAAAAGTCCTGTACCTCATTTAAGCGTTGAGCCAAGTCATTAACCTTCTGTCGGTTCTTTTCAACTGAAGCGTATTGGTTTTTAAGTGCCTGTATGGCGTTTGTTAAATTATCCAGTCCCTTGGGGGTAGGAGCCTTTATTACCGGATCAGTAAATATTTTTTTCTTTGCATTTTCCAGTTCTTGCCATTTATTTTCCCATTGTGTTAATTCAGCTAATCTTGCCTTTAACTGGGCGTTGGTCTGACCTTTTGGTGTTCCGGCATCAGTTACGGGTAAAACTCCGAGGGACTCAATGCGTTGAATCTCATCGGTCATATTCATTGATTCGGTAACATCGGTCAGTGCTTGCTGAAGTTCCTGGACTTGAGCCGAGTTAATCGTTTTAGTCTTTTTGATATCGCGGTGCTGCCGTTTGATTAAATCCTTAACGTGGTCAATTTTACCTTGAATTTCTTTAGCCTTAACATCCCCAAGCATCTCGGCATTTAAGTTTTTCAATTCTTGCAGTTTGTTTCCAAGATTCAACACTTCGGCAGACATTGCTTCTCCGGTAGTATCCGGTGCAAATATGCCCTCAAATCCATCTATAATATCAGACTGGACTCTTGCTTGCTTTTTCAATTCTTTAACTAATTTACCAACACCATCTAAAGTCTTAGCAACTTTCTTTTTGCTCTTGCCCGAAAATGCATCAAGTATATCTTGCGTAGAGAAATCGGGAAGTTCTTTTTCAAGAAGCTTCATCAATTCGGGTAATTTTTTAATCCCTTGTTCTATGTGTCCCTCTGCGATGACGGCAATATCCATAGCAAGTGTAGGGTCAATTCCACTAAACGCACGGTGTCCCGCAGCACGAATTCTTTCTTTTGCTGCATCAATTCTGCTTTGAATAGCTTTTTTACTACGCTTCTTCTTACTTTTTTTAAGGTGAGCCGCAGTTTCATCTATAAACTCTTCTCCATCAGCTTGATTACGCTCTTCTTCTAACTGTGCCTCCAGGTCTTTTATAAGTTTATTTTTTTCTTCAATTACCTTGTTCAAGTCATCAAATACCTTTTCTTCTTTCTCCGTGAGTTTTTTGCCCTTCATGTTTTCGGCTTGCTGCACCATTGCTTCTTTGCTGAAGGTTTCACGGTTGATGCGAATCTTCCGGAAATTAAATGCCCTTGCCATTGCGGAACCACCCTCGATGCTTGCACGAGTTATGGTATCTATCTCACCTAAAATAGAATCAGACGTTTTTTGTTTGCTTTTTGCAAGGTCGTTGTTACCATCTTCTCGTAGTTGCCTAATCTCTTTCTGTAAACTATCAAACTCATTTTGAAGTTGTGCTTCACGCAAAACAAATGCAGCGTGTTGGGTCATTGTAATCAAGTTGTTCGCGGGATCAGCTAAGACTCTCTCTGCAATACTTAACGCTTCTTTTTCCATGCCTTGTATCTGTGCATTTGAGAGTGCCGCTTCCCAGGCAACCGCTTCAGCCTTACTTAATTTTTTTAGGTTATATATTTCTCTAATCTTTTCTGCATCGGCTTTTCTCAATCCAATATCTTCCATCTTCTCAATGACTTTATTGATGAGTTCCGGTGTGGCTCGTTCAGTAGGATCGGGAATGCTTGAGATTTCAGCCTTTTTTTCTTTTCCAATAGAGGAGTCTTCCTGGATTCCGCTCATTGTCTCTTCATCATATTTTACATCATCCTCTTTAGCATCGACCATTTCCAGTTCATTGATGACCGTTTCAAGGTTTTTCTCACCTTGATTCTTGATAATATCGTACCTCTCAGCATCAAAAGTATTCAACTCTTCTTTCTTCTCAAAGTTTTTAACCATTTCGGCAAGCTTGCTTTTACCATAGTTTTCAATCATGTCCAGTACTGCTGCTTTTACTTTGCCCTCAAGTGCCTGTTGTCTCATGTCCTGGAGTTTTCCTTGAATAGGTTCAAGTGCGCCCATTAGCGTTGACATGATGGTGACATCTCTAGTTTCTTTGTTCATCAGTCCCTTAAACCACCTTGGGTAGTAGAACGGATCAATATTTACTGATTCATGGGTTATAATGGTAGCAATAGCTTCTTTAACAAATTCATCCTGTCTCAACTCAACTTCACCTTCACTTGCCATTGCAGTACCAACCAACGCACCTTTCCATAAAGGATTCTTAATCATCCGGCTCATCTTGCCAGTACCAAACGCGAAACTATTCTGAACTGTATTTAGAACAACGTTATGCTTAAACACTTGAGAACCTACTTTGCGTATTTGTTCTTCAGTTCCACCCTTTTCCCTAGCTTCTATCATTGCCCCGCCGGACTCACTTGCTGCCTCGGCAATTGCGGATGTCGCACCATATCCAAAAACCGATGCCATTCCGGTCAGTGCCGATGCTGCTTGACCACCTAACATCATGTTCAATGTCATCGTTGGCCCGGATTCTAAAATAAAGTTTGCCCAAAAATCCGGCCTCCACCATAATTTCCCTTGATTTGCTGCCCAGTCTTCGCGGAACGATTTAGGAACCTCCGCTGCTTTCATCCAAGAGGAAATATCATATTCAAGTCTTTTCTGTACTGATGGATTTAATGCTCCAAAGGATAATTTATCCAGTCCCAATTTTGTCCCGCCGTGAACTACAGGATTAAACTTCAATAATTCGATACCGGTATATTTACTGACTTGCTCGGAAACGTAGTCCTTGGCAAGAAACGGTGCATTTAATAGGTCTAACGCACTTACGTTCATTGCGCCAACCATTCCCCTTTTAACGCCTTGCATCCCGCGTTGGTAAGCCTTGGGAATCATTCCGGATGTTGAAACATTAATATCCGTATCAATCCCGATCATGTCTAAAGTTAAACCGATATTTGGATTCAAATCAGTTAATGTAATGTCAATTCCTGTTTTCATTACAAACTGCCTACGCTTTGTTTCGGTCGCCATTTGACCCTTAAGCATTTCCTCCCCAATATCCGGATAAAAATCTTTATTCATGCGTTTGTAATATTCGACTTGCTTATCGTCCCAGTAACCAGTCTCCCAGGCATCCCATACTTTTTGAAGTACTCCGCGCTCTTCTTGAGGCTTATCCGCGATAGTCTGTGCCTCATCCTCAACATTTTGAATTACGCTCCCACCATTTGCGATGACTTCTGCCATGTCCGGAACATCAGCATCGGACGGTTGAACAACCTTCTTTAGTTCTTCGGTGCGTTGCATTGGGTTTGGGGTTGCACCATCCGTTCCGAAGTATGCGTTGCCGCCTCCGTCCATAGGATTGAAGTATAAAGAATTTATAGCAGTTGCCCTGGCCTCATTGCCATTGTCTTTGTTATAGTCCATCATTGCAGCAATTGCCATGCGCCTATCTGTCATTTGCTGATCTAACAAGTCTATTGGCTTATCTCGCTCTTGCTCTTCTTTTTGCTGATCTAGTAAATCAATAGGCATTATTCAACTCCCAGTTGTTTTTTTAATTCTTCTATTGACATGTTTTTCCTTCTAGCAGTATATTCTAAATTTGATTGCTTATATTTTCTTTTAGCGGCCTTGGGGGTGTATGTATTTATGATATTTTCTTGCTCCAGTGCCGCTGCGTACGGTGCGTTAAGTTCTTCCATCTTTTTTGCACCCTCTTCCCCGTCCCAACCCTGGTTGGCAGCACTCCAATTATCAAATCCTTGCAGAACATTGGCAACCGCTGCCCACGTTTTTGTCTGATCTATCTTATATTCTTCTTTAGGCTTGAAATCATCCTCAAACCAACCTTGAAAAAAACCTTTATACAATGTTTTATTACCCACTTGATACCCACCCCCAATAAACCCCTTACTCTTTTTATCCCATCCGAACTCGTGCAGTACTTTATCTTGGAGCATTGTTCTAAGTTTTGTTTGAACAGGTGTAAGTTTAGCGACCGATTCATATCGCTTCATTTGTGCTGCCATCCATGCCCGTGCTTGTTTGCGTTGTGGCGCAGGGAACTTCGATATTGAAGTCATTATCGTTTGTTGTTTTTCTTTGTGGGGGTCTGTTGTTGGGTCATATAAGTCAATGTCATTTTGTAAAGTATCAAAGTCAAGTTTAACATAATGCCTAGATTTTTTGAGTCTCATAGCAGTGATATCTTCCTTAAATCCCGCCTTTTCCTTTTTGGTGAAATCATCATCATTCATGGCTTTAACATAATCTTCACTTGCGGTAAGATCATCAATTTTATTATCCAACTCGTCCATTGCATCACCCCTACGGACTCTTTCATTAAATTCATTTTGGCGAATAGTCTGCTGACGTACAATCTTTAGTTTTTCTTCCATCTCGGGAGAAAATAGCCCTTCCGGAACTTTGTAGTTATTGGGGTTAGTCCGTATTGTATCGACTTGCTCATTATACCGAATGGTCGTGTTTGCCTGGTTTAGATCGTGTTCTAAAGTTAATGCCCACTTAGGATCAAGCTCTGCTCTGAGTTTTATTGCAGTTATTACCTCGGACATGTCCCCGTCTTCAACTCCCTTGTCCACCCTTGTGGTTAAGCTTGATGCGGTTTTGTCACGAACCAATCCTACCCGAGTTTCTCTATTTTTGATTTCTTGACCGGAGTCGAAGTGATTAGCCCATTTATTGAACATTCCAAATTGGTCTTCCGTTAACCCTAGTGATTCTTGCAAATTCCTTCTTGTAGTTGAACCAGTTGCTTGGTAATCTTTTGCATAAGAAGCGGGAACATAAACACCATGCTCATCAGTTAATGCCTCGAGTTGCCCCGATAGGTAGGCTGATCTGTCCTCCATATAGGCATCCTTCGCATTCATGAATTGGTCTTTATCCGCAATGGATTTTTGCTTCGCGATATACTTATATACATCATTGCCCATTTTCCCAATTTCATTCCCGAATTTATTGCCCAATGCACCAATTTGCTTTGCGCCTTGAATTGCGTATTCATACGGAGCATCCATTGAATGAATACTCAATTTTTCTCCCATTTTAGGAGCAACACTGCCCCCAGGGACTGCTTCTTTCTGTGCGTATGCGGTTGGAATATTTGGCATCTCTCTCTCCTTTATCCGGTGTTGAACTGATCGTGATAACTACTTGACCTTGTTGCCCCAGGAATAGTGCTTGATGATTTCATATAAGAGGATAAACCACCACTCAATCCTTTTCCCGCTGCACCCGCTGCGCCCCACCAACCACCGGCAACTGCAGAACGACCACGGGATTTTGCGCCCGATCTTGCCTGTTGACCTTGGAATTGGGAACCCATTGCTTCTGAAGCATGTCCCATTGCCTGTAGTCTATGTTGACGGGCAGATAATTCTCCTTGATGCATGATATCAAGTTCTTGGAGTTTCATTTCTGCAAGCTGATCTTCTTCAAGTAAAATGTTTGTTCCGGAACCCATTGTCCCGCTAACACCCATCAAAGCTTGTTGCCGAGACATTAAACGCTTGTTTTGTGCTTTTTGACGGTCTGTCCGCTCTTCTGCCGCGTTTATTTCAGCCTTTGCCCCCTGGTTTGCTGCGGTTTCAGCATTAGATGCGACCTGGGAATTATAACTAGCCATTGCTTCTTGTGCTTTCCCTTGCGCCCGTGCTTGTTGTTGTTGTTGGTAACCGGAATATACAGAAGTTGAAACACTTGTAGCAGTCCCCGCAACAGTTGCTGCCGTTCCCGCTAATGCTCCATATGTTACCGCTTGACCCCCAACAGTGAATGCAGTCGCTCCGAGTCCCGCGCCTACGGCAGTTGCAGCAGACCCAACCGCTCCCGCAGTTGCTCCAAGTGCCCCGCCAATAATGCCTAAAGTTGTAGACAATGCCGTTGCCGTTCCCGCTATTATACCCATAATCTGCTCCTATTTTAAAATCTTTATTAAATGTGTCATTTTTTTAATTGTTGGTGTCCATCCCGCTCTTTCAAATATCTTCGTTATCCCATTTGAAGCACTTCCCGCGAACATCATTGGATGATCTTCAGCTTTAGCGCAACATTCTAAACTAGTCAATATACATTTTAGTGCCATAACTTTTTCTCTTGCCGTGCATTCGGGATTAAAATGTACCCACTCTAAAACTGAAACAGGTGTATCTGTGCTTAAATATAAAAATCCGCACCCGTACTTCTTTCCTTCATCATCTACAACCAAAGCACCTACTCCAGGTAGACACAGATAAACGGGTATAATTTGTTTTATTTTAATTACCCAATCCACTAATTCCTTAAAATCATCTTCCTTAAACATCCTCACTTGTAATTTTTTCATCGTTTTCCCTTCGATTTTTCATTAGTTATATGTCCTCAACCAAAACTGGATCATAAGTATGGTTAATGGAAGCGGAACATCCTGCGTGACAATGACTCCCGCTTCCTCATCGTAACCACCCTCGTACTTTAACTTCTTATAGCCGGAATACAAGGGAGTTGTTTCGTCCATGGGATCACTTGCTATGCGGAAGGGTGCTTCCATTTCCAGTTCTCTATCGTCAATGGTTATTAGTGAGAAACCTACGCTTTTATGTACCGCGAGGACTACTTGGGCAACACGTTTTTTACGCGCTTGTGATCCACCATCTGCTAACTCAGACTCAATATTCATCGGCTGAAGTGTGCTTGTATAGCCTAATCCTATCAGTGCCTTGTTCACATAAGTATCTAAAGCAACCTCACTTCCCGCAGAAACAACTTCATCCGGCAGCAAGGTATAATCGCCTATAACCTTAACCGTATTAAATCTTAAATGGGTCAATCCAGTAATGGTTTTTGTCACTTTCTGAAAAGCTAGATAATGAAAATTATACCCGTGTCCCGCATCGGCGGCAGACCAGTTTGCGCTTCCTGGCTCATTCTGAATCTTGAATACTGCTCCCGCTACACCATAAACGGTGAATACTTCATTTAAGAAGGGGAACGCTTCCGCAACTGTGGGTTGAGCAGGATCGGCTAAAACTCTAATTTTATCTCCATCGGTAAATCCATGTCCTGCGATGCTGAACGCAAATGGTGTGTCCGCAGTCTGTCCGGCTGCACCAACAAGGATATCATCCCCACCGTCGTACTCCAGTCCACTGTCCACAAACCATGATTCTTCAATTGAGTCCGGAATGACCATTGTAGTGAACCGTTCAAGGTATCTGACATAAGTGGCAGTCGTAAGCAGTCTTTCAACTGAAACCCACAACTCGTCACTTGCTTCATTCGGTATAACCGCGATGCTTTCAACCGTGCCGTTTATATCGTGTCTGTGCCATGCAAAAACCTGTTGTTCCTTCTCATAGGTAAAGGCTGCAAGGACACCATCTGTCCTTAAACACCATAAAATAGGGTACGGATTCTGCTGAAACTTAATATCTATAATGCCAGTCTCGGTAATATGCTCAGACATAATGCTCATATCCGGGGACTGATACAATTCAGACTGGTAGTCATATGCCATTTCACGAACCTTACGACCACCGCGCTGAACAAAAAATATAATATTATTAACGGCGATTGCCTGGATATCTTCGCTACCATATGTGCTTTGGCGTTTCGCGGAGGTATTTACAGGTGTCATGGGTTCACCGTTCTTATTTGATCCGATGATCCATTCATCCCCGTTTGTCCCGATCAATAATTTATTATGAGGGACCATCCATAGAATTGCGTTCACTTTATCTGATGCAAGTGTGTAAATCAGTGCAGAAGTATCAAATACTCCAGTTGTCAGATTTTCATAGTCTGCGATTTTAGTCAACCAAATGGTTAGCGGTTGGTCTGCATTCCCACCAAAACATAAACGTTCTTCGTAAAATGCTATTGAACGAGGATATGCATATTCACCACCCCATGCGCCCCATGCCCATGCTGAATAAGTAGCAGTAATTGAAGTGTGTGGATAGGCAGAGTTTGCGGGGGCAGTCTCGTCTTGCATCATCTGAAGAGTGACCAACCATGCATTAGTATAGTCGACAATCTTATAAATATTAAAATTGTAAGGATCTTCAACATTCAAGTCGACCTTAACCCGTCCACCATCATCTAAAATATATTCAACTCGGTAAAGGACTCCATCGACCTCTTCTTCTCCGTCATCCTTAACATTATTATCACTATCAGAAGAATAAGTGCGAGCCATTACCCAAGTTGTTCCACCATCGTAAGAGCGTTGCAGTTCAATTGTGCCGTCCCACGTTCCGTGAGTAATTAAATTCCAAGTTCCTTTAACTGCCAACTCATCGGAGGTGTCAGATACAGCGGTAAGTGTACTCGTAATCGAAGTATCTTCTCTCGGAGTCTTAATCAAAATATATTTGCCAACATCATCCCCAGTGAAATTTTCGTTAAATGAGACTCCTGTAACCAGGGTTCCCTTTGTAAAATCTATTGTGGCTATAGTGGCAGTCCAAGGGGCATTCGCAGTTGCCGGATTCGTGTAATCTTCATATTCACTAATATCCCTATCGGCTTTATAAATTGTCCCGCCTTGATCAACCAACGCATCCTCGGGGTAACTAACCCCATCTTGCCATGTACTGGGAGTATTCGCAGTCGTAACTGTAATTCCCATTTTCTTCTCAGTATCAATATTTTCATCCTTGAATGCCTGGTATACAAAGTCAACCTTTTCAAGTGTCCAATCTGCTGCTCCAGTAGTGGTCAATTTGTGAACCTCGTGATCCGGATGGACAATATACATAGTATCAGCACTCTGAACCGCTTTAAGCTTAAAAGCCTCCGCAGCAGTCCACGGTGTCCAAATTTCATAGGGAGCCTGTGTAATCCAGTAGTCTGTGTCATTTACCGCGTGACCAATACCCGCTTGAATATTATAATAAGCGGCTCCACCACTTGAAACCCAGTCACCTGGAATGTAAGAGGTCGCTGCATTATACGCAGCTAAATCTCCAACCTCAATATCTACTTGCGCCCCCGAAGTGAAAACACGGATATAATTTTCGCCAAATTCTAAAACGTAGGATAAAGCATTGCTCCGTGCAAATTCAACGATTCGGGTAGCATCATCGGAATCTTTAACAGTATCAATATATTCTGTCCCGGGACGACGAGTTGCTGCGCCTTGAGATAGAACAAAGAAGTTTTCCAGTTGTTTGCAGCCGGTGTGGTATTTTTCAATATCGGTGCGCCTATCAAGTAAAGGAGATAATTCGCCACCACCGAAGCTAGTTAGAACAGGAGTTGACATTATTACCTCACATTGTTACGCGCTTGACCGGCATTTATTCCTTGTCTACGAGAATCCAACCATACAGATTTATGAGCCTCCATGCGAGTCCCTTCGTTGGCATCAAATCCACGGGCATCTGACCAAGCTTTACCTAACTGTTCGGCAATTACATTTAATAGCGTTCCATTCTCAACAAGAGAATATGCCATAGCAAGTGCTAGTTCTAAATAAATCACTTTTCGGCAGAGAGGGTCAAGGTCATCCGGATCATCGGGATTACCCAAGTAAAGAATTTTTGCGGTTCCTTCATCGGTTTTTAACATGCGCCCTTCAATTACCCATTCATATTCTGTATCTTCCATGCGGAGGACACGAAGGCATTTGGGATTATTAGGGAGCGGATATGCGTATTCCCATCCATGTTTATCATAGGTGGAATCTTGGGCAAGTTCGGTGCGGAATAAAGCGCAGTTCCAGTTATGTGCGCGAAGTACTTCTTCAACGGTTTGATCGTACATTTCATTGCAAAGTTTTGCGTTCTTGGATTCTTCGTCTAAGGACTGAATGGTTTGCTCTCCCACTCTTCTTAGTGCCTGGTTACATAAAGATACTTTAGACATGCTTCTCTCCTTTTATTTAAAAAAGGGCAGCTACGATAAGCGAAATAAATCTCTTACCGCAACTGCCACAAACCGAAGGGGAAAATTAGTCAGTAACGTAGTAGATGACTCCGGCAAGAGTATCACCATTCGCTAATGCTACTGTTGGGCTTGTTGCTCTGAGAGTAACACCGTCCTTGCTTTCAAAGACATATGTTCCTGCATCAAGTCCAACCTGTACGCTACATAGTGGGAAATATCCGGCAGTTTCAACAGAAACGGCAGCATCTAACCCATTAGGGTCAGCAGTTACAGTATCACCATCTTCATCAGTATAAGCATCCCAACCGATATCAACTGTTTCACTTCCTGTGACCCAATTAATATACAGTGCTGAAAGTTTACCGAGAAGACGAACTTTTCCGGCAGGAAGTTTGCACAGTGCAACTGAACTTCCGATATCTCCTACTCCGTCCTGGGTATGAGAAACGAACATAGACCGAACACGACCTTTCCAAGTCGCAGTATCCAACTTAGTAGGTGGAACATCTGTATAAACTTTATCATACTCGATTGATTCTTGAGTTGTAATAGACATTTAAAAATCTCCTGTTTAAATTAAAAATTAAGGGGCTAAATAAATAACCCCATTATCTGCGATTAGGCAGGACTTTGGTCACATAGAATTTGAACCACTTTCTCTTCTTCAACACGAGTTGAACCCGCGCTCAAGCAAAGATAAACACGAACGTTGAATTTCTTACCTGGATCAACGCCAATGTTAGTAGTGATATCCATATTGACATTCAATCCGAGGCCGGACTTAGCAAATGCAAAGTTGGTACGGATGTCTGTCGCTGAATCATGTCCCGTGCGCTGAGTTTGAACAAAGTCAAATCCCATGAAACGAGAAACCTCACCATCAACCAAAGCTTTAACCGCAGCATAGTCTGAACTAGTTATCTGAGTTGTTGCCAACAGATCATCTTTCTGTTCTTGGGCGCAAACGTAACAAAGTTTGTTCATTGGATGCTCGATGTCCACTTCATTCACTCCGAAGAGGGATTTAGCAGCAATCAGTTTTGCAATAGTAAGACCAATGTTTGCTCCACCCAAGTCAACCGCAACTTTCTGAGTAGATGGGAGTGCTACGGCAGTAGTTCCACGTTTACCAGTATATGCAGTTCCGGTAGCTGCTGCGATGATAAAATCATCAAGCCCACGACCGAGAGTGTAAGATCCATTGATAGAATAAGAAGAGGTTGGATCGATGAGCATTTTAACTTTATCCTGCTTGTCAATCATGTCGCCCCATTCAATATCTTGAGGTGTGACTGCCCTGCGAAGATGAGGAGTACTCATAATCGGGGTGTCGCCGTGACGTTCTGTGATTTCCTGGTAGTCAACTTCATCAATCTGTTCGAAAAATACTCGTTCAGCTTGATCAGTTTTTACCCAAACTTTATCACGAAGTTTTGAGCCTTTTTGCTGAGAAAGGATAGTAATCATATTACTATATTGTTCCCTAAAGGCAGTTTCAATGTATACAGACATAATAGTCTCCTGTTAAATTTACGATTTAAAATACGAAAAAATAATTAGAAGATTATCGGTAGTCCGGTCTTCTGACAAAAATAAAATTGCCAGATTCCGCTAAAGCAGAATTATCTGATCTAAACTTATGTTAGCATAATTGTTTTAGTTTATCAAGCTATTTTTGCGAAATTCGCCAATCTTTGGTAAAATCCTGCAAAAAAGAACCCCGCCCCCTATAGTTAAACAGGGAACGGGGCAACCAAGGGAGGAGAGTTTTTTAACTTCCTTTAGGATACATCTGTTCAAAGTATCCAGTAATTTTCCTTTGTATGTTTTGATATTCGGGATGACTCGGGTCTTGATATCCTGGATGGGCTTGCAGTTCAGAGACTTTTCCTTTGATTGCTTCCACCGTTTCTGCTGCTGCGCCTTGACCTATACTCACAAGGGAGTCTTCTCCCATTGTCTGACTCAAGGCATACATGAACTTAGCAAATTTTGGAATCTTCTCAAGTCCAAATTCCTTGGCGATTTCGAATCCGTCAATCTTCTCAAGAGCAGCAGCACCCATTTCTAAATTATGGTCGTACTTGTCTGCCCATTCAGTTTTGAGTTCTTCGCGTTCTGCATCGAGACTACCCTCAATTTCACCAGTTCCGTTCTCCCAAGCATTTTTCTGCATGTCGTAAAATTCACCACGCAAACCTAATGTTTGTTCCGGAGTGAGATTATACTTCAATGCTTGATTGGCGAACCAATTTACCTGTTCTTGATCGTATGGCATTCCTTCCGGATGATTCTCCGGCTGCACCATTCCATAATCTTCAGCTTTTTCCGGAACTCCCATTGACTGGTAGAATTCCTTCTTATGCTCATCAGAAACAAATTCTCCTGGTGCGAGCTTTTTACCAACCATTTTATTCGCATTGATCAAACTCTTCGCCATTCCTTCGATTGACTTGAAGTTTTTCATACTTGCGTTTTCTGCCAATTCGGGGAACTGAGACTGCCAGTTTTCCTGGAGCATACCTTTGTCGTCGGCAAGACCGGTAGTCTTGGGAGGATTAGTTTTGCTTTGATGGATTTGCGTGACCATATCATTGAAGGTATCTACTCCCTCCATGCTGCCACGGACATCCTCCCCAAGAGATGCTTTCCAGTCTGATGCGAAGTTACCCTCGGGGTTGACAATGAAGTCAGTCATAGTGCCAACATTAGCACCACCATCGTCGTCCGGTGCATCGTAAAAAAATAGGTTCTTCATAATAATTTCTCCTTCGGTTTGTTTAGATTATTTATAGTTAGCGTAATCTTTTTTCTTCTTCCTGTTTGCTGCTCTTGCTGCAAGGAACCGTTTGGCGACATTAAAGTTTTCATAAACTTCTTCCGCTAATTCCGGATAGTACTTTTCAGCCCAGTCGATTACATCGGGATGTTTAGTACCTTCTTCTCCTCCATCGGGACAAGGGGGGACACCGGGCAACTCATCCCATCCAAAAGGATTATGCTGACCTTTACGCTTGACGCGAATGGCGGGGGCAATTAATTCCGGATCAATAGCAACCTTTACACCGTTGTGAAGGTCTTTGATGTCCTTGGTGAGTTTTTTGTTATCCTCAATTAGCATTTTTACCAATTCCGCATCAGTCGGGGCAGTAACCGCATCGGTTTCAATTGGTTCTTCGCTTTTCGGAACAAAGGTCGTCGATGCCTCGTTCTTTTCAGCCAGCTCTTCTTTCGGAGGCAAGAACGGTTTAGGTTCTTCCTTGGCAGTCGGTGCTGCTTTTAGATTTTTAATCACGGTCTTTGCCATCTTGGATGCGGGGATCAGATACTTTTCCTGTCCTTTCTCCATGATAGTTTTCCCATCTACTACGGTCGCAACCAGTTCATCATTACGATGAATCTCATTGCCCTTAATTGTGTACTTTGTTGACATCTTTGTCTCCTTCTGGTTGTTTGTAATTACTCGGCTTGTTTCCTTGCTTAACTGTGGATCGTTCCCCATTCAAGCGTTCTTCTATATAAAGGGATGGTGTTCGCATCCCCAAGGCAAGATATGTGTCATATGGATCACGCATAACGCATTTTGAATCTTTACCACAAAAACGATAAAGGTCTTCTAATACTCTTTCTCCGTGATGTCCGGAAAACACAATGTCATAAGAAGTATCCATGTCCTCTTGTGCTTGCTGCTCTTCCTTCATTTGTTCACTCATAAAATGGTTCCTTCGGTTACTTTAAGTACTTTTTTTGTTTCTTCGGATTATTCTTCTCTATAAATTCTCTCCATTCTTTTTCATAAAGGCAATTTACTTTTACGCCTTTCTTTCTTACTATCTCAATAGCTTCAATTAAACCGGAAACATAAATCTCATGGGCCATGCCTAACATGCAGACTCCAAATATATTTATCTCATCATAATCAATCGCATCTAAAATCATAATATTTATAGTGCAACTCTGTGCGTTATCTGGATAGTTAAGGTCATAACTCTTAATTATCTTTGCACCAGAGTCTTTATTCGCTTTCTTCCAGTTTCCTTTATATCTATTTTCTAGTGTCGAGATTGTGGACTCGTCGTGTAATTCATATATTCGTTGTGGATCCATCCAAGGATACCACATATACCAATCATTCAGAGTCCACGTATCTCCGTTTAATAAATTCATAGAATCTATACCGAGGTTTTGAAAATCTGCTCGGTACAGTCCTACGATGTTAACTACTTTATGTAGTTGATGTGAACGTGATTGCTCCACTTGTAACGATTTTCCCATTAGGAAGTCCAATATTCAAATACATGGTATCAACAGTTGTCTTTGTAAGAGCAATGTCAATATCGCCATCTGCTTCTGATACTGCAATACCACTGATAACGGAATCCTCACCATTAACAACGATAAATCCATCAGTACCGGATGCAATTGAATCTGGCCCAGTTCCTTCTAGGGTCAGACCTGCTGCATCACTTGTCAACCAAAATGGAACTTGACCGATAATTGCCATAGCGGCTCCGGCAGCATCATTAAGTTGAATAGCACAAGTAATAGTGGCAGTTCCCTGCACTCCTACTGTGATAACTGCTCCGGCAATTCCGCCGGCACTACCTTTCAATGCCAATTTAGGTTCTTTGGTATTCGGATCGACTACGATTTCGTAGTCCGTTACTGCGGGGGAATCATTGATTAACAATTCATCCAATCCCAGTTGTGTTAACGCTAATTCATCGTTCATCACGGTTTCCTTTTTTTTGTTTTGACTCGTATCTATTGTTGACCACCACCACCCAACGCACCACCTACATTTTCTAATGGTGAATTAGGTTCGGTTGTTTTCTGTAATTTACTCGCGGCATCTGCACCTTTATTAATCATTTCCATCTTCTCTGCCGCTTCTTGTTTCTCTGCTCTTGCCTGTCTTAAACCGTCACGCTCTTCAATTGTACGCATGAACTCTTTTGGGACTCCCTTTCTCAAGGCAATGCCTCGTGAAGCATTATCCGGATTAAAGTTATCTGCAACTGACGGATCCATTTCAAACATTGCCTGTGATTCCATCATTGTTTCGCGGAATGCTGAAACATCCAGTTCATCTAATGCAAGTGCAAGTTTACCGGTGTACTGGACTTCATATCCAGGATTTGATTTGAGTATTTCCGGAACTGGAGGCAAAAGCCCCTGTCTGTCGAGAATACCATAACAACGGTGAAGTATCGGTGAAAGTTTCTCGGACTGAACCCGTGCAAGAATCGGAGCAAACAATGTCATCTGAAGATCAACTCTTTCAAGAACTTCAGCTTTTGTCATGTAACTCTTATTGGCCAAGGCATCAAACATTTCATTATAGAACATATTCCTTATAGTTACCTGTTCTCTCTCGATCATTTCAAGACCGATTGAGACATCGGGACGGGTATCCAGGACTTGTGGTCTGTTTTCCCACCGTGATCCACGGACATACATCATCCCACCAGGATCGCCATTATAGGCATCCAAGTTAATTACGGAATCATCACTTACCATTATAGTCTTGTCGACTGCTTTCTCTGCGCCACGAATAACCGTTGCTCTCATGCGATTAAGCATTTTAATGAAAGTTAAAGCATTCATTGCGGGTGATCTTCCGTAGACTTCTGCCGAGTTTTTCATAAAGCGACCAACGACATAGGGGTTTTCATCGTAACCCCCCTCACTAATCTGATGTTTAGTATCAACTTCGATATAAAACGAGGCAAACGGCATGTGAAGTTTGTTAAGGGATTTAGGATTCCAATCTTTTCTCGGAGCAACTGCATGGATAAATCTAAACTTCTTATCTGTTTTTTTAGATTTATCCGCTTCCAGGTCTTTTCTTACTTCTTCAGAGAGATTTTTTTCTCCAAATTTTTGGGCAGCTTGCCGTGCAGTCAATTTGAATTCGTGATTGCAGACATCTACCAAACCGGTAGCAGATTCCATGATTGTATAAGCATTAATTGGAATATTCTGAAAACGGAGAGGGGTCTCGGTTCCTTTCTCAATGTAAAGATTGCTTGTACCAAAACCACCTAGATCAAGAAAGTCCTCATGGATTTCAAGAGCAAAATGAGATTCGTACATGTATTTCATAACCTTATGACTGACATCTGAGAAATACCACTGTACTTCTTCCCTTGAGGCCAGTTCCGGGTTCCTTGCACGGAAAATAAACCATTGTTTATGCGCCGGACACATATAACCGAACATTCCCGAAGAAAGTTTATCATTTGATTCAATGGCAGTGCCGTCCAGGATATGCTCGTTCCTACGCTCACCTGGATGGAATTCTTGGGTTATGTTATTTTTAAGCGGATAAACAAAATCAGCAATATCTTGGAAGTAGGTGTCCCAGTTCTCCCTTTCTCCTTTCAGCGAATTATGCTGACCAACTATTTTTTCAGCTATTTCACTATTCATAGTACCACCTTATTTACCAAGTAAGACTTTTTTGCTTGTTGATCCCGAATTACCTTTCTGTTTCAAAAGAGTATCATCGCGACCCTTGGCAAACTTTTTGCGCTCAAGTGCTTCTTTTTTCTTTTGCTGAACGTCATCGTCATCTTTGGTTGGTGGGGGAGCCGGTGGTGGTGGTGGAGGTGGTGCTTGAGGTGCGCTACCCGATGGTGGTTTTCCTCCGTGAAATGCAAATCCATGCTGAAATCTTTCTGTAAATTTTCTCATTTAAATCTCCTCGCGATAGTTAAAATTTTCAAAGTCCTCTTGATAGGAATCTATTACCATAAACTTGGTATCCCTATCATAGTACGTTTGCCATGCCTCGTGCGAATTCCCGTTCAGTTGTGGCAGTTGAGGTAGATTTAATTCAAATTCATGGGCTAATGATTCATAGTCTTCCTTTAAATTTTCAAATTCTAAAATAATATCTGATCTAATCTTATTTTTGAGCGATAACCATTTGGTTTGACTCCAAGCATGGAAAAAATCTTCTTCTTTAGACCTCTCACAATATGCCTGGACAAATTCCGGAAACTCCGGTTCTTTGTCTTGATATACTCTCCATAACTGTGTTGTTCTTGCAAATTCATAAGCCGAGACTATCCGATCAAAGGGATTTCTCACGCATCCTATAATTAGTAAATTTTCAAAATCGATGAGATTCTCCTTAGCAAAGGCTAAGTTTCTGTGTCTCGGATGAAACATCCCGTGAATCGGGGGCATTCTTTCCGTGACGGATCTCATCGCATCGTAATCTTTAAAAGCCTCGTACAAACTGGTACTGGCATTCTTCGGTATGTTAATAAAGAGGAATTTATTCATTTCCCCCTCTCTATTATAAAAGCGTTATTCGCATCTTTTACCCCTGGGCTAAAACCAAAATTTTTGTATAACCTTCCTAGACCTTTTCGCAAAGTCCTCGCTCTTATTTTATAGCATGGATTATCGCTTTTGTCAAGAACATTTTGCAGGATTTTACCAATTTGACCGTCCCAAAGCTTATAATCATACCCTTTAAGCGAACAAATATGCATATAGCAAGAATCATCGGAAAACTCGTTAAACCACATTGCGCCGACTATATTCTCATCTTGAAATAAAAAATAAAACCAAGATTCGCAAGCAACCATATTTAAAAAACTAAACCAAGTCCATTCTTTGCAATTATAAAATACTTTATCCCATAATCCCAAGCAATGAAGTCTCACAAAAAATTGGCGCAACCAATAATGCGAACTTCCATATCCTTGCTTAAATCGTTTTAGCTCGACCATGATCCCACCTTATAGTCAGATTTAGCGGTTAAATAAGTACTCTTCATTTTCTTTTTGTTTTTGTCCCTCTTCCGGAAGGTATGCCAAAGCGGAGCCTCCTCAGTCTTCTGCCCAATGTAGTTTGACTTGCCTGGCATCATACTACGCACCCCAATCTGCCCGTAGTGACTCGGACGGATCATATCCAACTCGTCTGCCCGTACCGCAGTACGAAATGCATCGGCGCAGTTCGATGATGGACTATGTTCGGGTTTTGCTTGGAATACCGGCCTACCTTCTATGCTTAATCGCTCATCTTTCTTAGCGTGATAATCCCGCAGCATGGCAAGTCCAAAGTCGCAGCCATTATCATTATTAAAGTAAAATCGGTTAAAGTTACGGCGCACCATTTCAATATCATCGTTTACCGATGCAGTACGGTTGACCTTCTCAAAGAACAAACCGACCTTTTCCGCATTTCGCTGAACCGTGATACCATTGCTTTCGCGTTTGACAACATCCCACGGTGCAAAGTGATTTCCATAGTCATATCCACGAGCCTCGGCTTTTTCCTTTAATGCATTTGCATAATGCTCAAGCCCCTCGTTGTTATTCTCGTAATAATCCAAAAACATAATATCCCTGCCGATCCGCTGAAAGAACCAAATCCCCATTGCATTATCCATGCCCAAATCCCACGCAGTATAAACTGGCTGAGATTCATCCAGTGCAATCGATGTTATTTTCCCCGCTTCTTCACATTTCTGAATAGCATTCACATAATACGAACCCTCAATGCCCATTTCAAAGCTGCACCAATATTCCTGGTTCGCCATTTCTCGGGACATCTGACCCGTAGCAATATCTCGTTCAATTTCCTCCAACGGAATCGCCCCAGTATCCTCAACGGTCAATAACTGACTAAACCATCTATCATCACCCTCAGTTTTTTTCAAAAGCTGATACATATGGTTATACCCACGAGGCGTACCATTAAAAAATGCCCACCCGCCGTTTCCACGGAGAATAGGCTGAATGTATGACCACGCTTTTGGATTTTGCAGAGAATACTCCGAGAAGATCGTTCCAACGGGATTTGTTCCCACTATACTAAGGTTATCTGTGCCGATCAATTGAATTGTACTATTATTAACCAATGTAATGAGCATATCCCGCTCACTCTTCCGTGCAATGATTTCCGGGGGTAGATAATCGATAAACTTAAAACCATCATCGTTTATACCCTCCCAAACAATCTTTCGTGCCATCGTAGCGGTAGGAAGGAAGTATTGGTAATTGCCAACCCGCTCAAATGCTTTCCGTGCCATCAGATTTATGAATGTACAATCTTTTCCGGCTCGTCGATGCCATATACACAATGCTCTCAATATGCCACTATCCACGGCATTCAAAAACGGCATCTGATAATTCCTCGGGGAATAATTGTGCGGTAAAGCTATTGTCAGTGGCATCATTTTGTTATTGCCCCTTTTATCTAACTAACTGAAAGTTATCTTTATTATATTGTTCAGCTAACTCTTTTAAATGGGTAATAAATAAATCATTACGGGGAGACATATTCATCCCATAGTCGACTATTTGTTGCGACAGTCTCCCAACTGCTTTAGATGTTGATTCATCTTTACCTTTGATTTCAATCCAACCACAAGCATGAAACAATGTCAATTCTCCAAAGCTAAACTCTTCTACTAATAAATTCATAACCATCTCCTTTTATTTTTTGTCTGCAATTTTATTTATAGCATCTACTAGGTTGGCATTTTCTCCATTAGAATCTTTAACATTGGGGCTAATCCCCACTTCCCGAATAGCCTCAGATAACTCGTCCATCCCCGCAATATCAACTCCTATGCTATGGTTATGTAATAGTTTTACTGAATCTAGCGGAACATCTGTAATGGCTACCGCAACCTCATGCAATCCCCCCGCAATAGCAAATAGCCCATCAGTCAAAGACACACCCTCTACCGCAGCATTCCCGTGATCAACCATGAATTGACTGTATCCAATGCTAGATAGTCGGTCAACCGCACTAATTAATTTTTCGATTTGCTTGTTGTTCATTCCGTTCTCCCTATTTTGTTACCTTCCCAAATATCTCAGTGTAATCATAAACCTTGATGTCCTTATACGCCAAACCTTTCAGTGGAGCAAGAAACACCACATCTCCAACCTCCAAATCAGTTACCTGGTTTCCAATGTCAACCACAGTGCCGATTTCGCAGTCGTACCGTCTTTTGCTGATCGCAGCATCTGCGCCGTAGGTCATTCCCGTATCCGGCAATATAATATCACCCGCATCCGGTCGCATTACACGAATGTTATTCACCGCAACGTTGTTGTTTAATATTTTCATACTATCTCCTTTATTTAAAAATGGTGGGAGGGGAGGATTCGAACCTCCGATAAAGTGCGTCCTGCCCATATTAATAGCTCCGCTCAATCTTTATCCTATTTCACACACTCCCAAAAGTTTTTTTATCATTGTATTCTTTAAAATATGTCTTTGCTGTCCTCAACTATTTCATTTGCTACATCAGCAACTTCCTCAACTATGGGTTTAACTATTTCCTCAACTATGGGTTTAACTACAGCTTTCGAAACATTGGCCGCAATCTTAATGGGCGCAGTTACAATATCTAGTAAACTTCCAAACATCCTACACCTCCTTTTCCATTGTCGTTACTCATCCTGCGCCTCCAATTTTATCTCACCCTCTAACTCATCATCAAGCAACAACTCGTAAAGAAGTATGTCTCTATCAATATCAATATCCATACACCGTCTCCTATATAGTAATGTCTACACAACCTTCAAATCCCCTATTTGGCAGGAGGGAACGATTAACGCAAACTGAAGAGGCCGGATTTTTGGTCCCCCCTCCGCATTACCCCGTACCCCTGTTTGTAAATCGCTGTATACCATGCGGTTATGACTCCAACGTCGCATAATAAAGATTATGTTAACCTGTCGACGTGTCATCAGCTATGCATAAGCCTCTGGAACACATAGACTTGCACCAATCCGGATCAACTTTGTATTGCGTGAGTGCTATCGTCAATGGTGTATCCTTACTTGCATGCTGGTAGTTATCGTCAAACTTGTTGAGTTCGACGATGTATTTAAGCCTTAATTCCTCACTGGACGCGGTCTTAATAGCTTTTATTAATATATCTCGCATATGTGACCGGTCAAAAGCTGCCGCATCATTTCCGGCAATTGATTGTCCCATTTGCTCACCAACTACATCAAAATAACTCGTATTATTATTATCGTGGTATACTCTTATTGCATCCGATATTTTATCATTGATTACTTTACATATAGTAGGGCATAGGGATTGTAAGATTGTATTTACTTCTTTAGCATCCGGCTTAATCAGTCTTAATGGCGCGAATAACAAAGGTTTTATATCTTTAGGTTTAACAGTTTCCATTTGTGGATTTCCCAATTCGATCATAATTTGTATAAGTATTAATAGTTCAAATCTGTATTATTTCAAGTGATCGCGGTATTTTTTAAGCTGCAGCCGGCTATTTTTGGACATTAATTATTATTGTTCCAGGCACAAAACATAATAAATATTAAAAATAATTGAATAATAACTAGTTTACACCCATGTAATGTATACACGATGTATTATAGTATTAACAGATTGACAGTATAACTAACTTAAACCGCGCGTAATGCGCAAAGGATCGATCACAAGATGAAAAACGAACAAACAGGATTGTATACTAGTCGTTACTACGCCAAAAAAGAAGCTGATGGGAT